GTTATCAATTGCTAACTGACGGAAGCCCTTGAATGCTGACATTAGAGGACCTGAAGAATTGTAGCCTGATCCATTAATCAATACATCTTCAACGTCATTACCAGCTTGTGTAGCCATAAGACGAGCAATGTGATCTTCTAGATCTGGACCTTCAATGTTATCTTCTAGTGCTTCTGCAGAAATTTCCCAGTCAAGACGCAATTTGCGAGTTGTTAGAGAGATCTTTGAAAATGTAGCTGGACTTGCTGTAATACCAGGAGCGTTATAGCCAGTGTAGTCAATTGGGGAATCTTCTGCAGCTACCTGCATAATTCTCTGACCTACTGCAACACGATCAATTTCAGTTGTATTTGAGCGCATACGGATTGTACGGGCTTGCTTTGCTAAAATTGTAGCGTCCCACATGTAATCTAGGAATCGATTAGCCTGATCTGGATAGAGAAGACCTGAACCACCACGAGTTGTTACACCGTCAGCACCTACTGTGCTTAGATTTGAATCGTTTGCAAGTGAAGTTGCGTTACCATCACCTGTTGTGGTTACTAAACCGCCGATTGCTTTTTGTAAAAGTTCGTTACTCATTTTTTTATTTCACCTACCTTTCAAAAGGGGATTTTTTGTTTTTTTTGTAGACTATAAGTCTTGGACTCCGAGGAAGGAACCTTGCCATATACTTGTTTTTTGTATTGATTTTTCTGGAACGTCTACATCTCCAGATTTCTTAATTGCTGTGTCATTTTCATACATAGCAAGTCTTTTTTGTGTGTCTTGTAGTGAACCTTGAAGGCTCTTGACAAGATCTGTCAGAGTGTCAATTGATTTTCTTAAATCTTGCTTTTCAACAGCAAGTTCATCAAATTTCTTTGTAATTTCCGCAGTTTCTAATTCAAATGCTTTTTGCAGTTTATTAGTGTCATCGGTTGTTTTTTCAACACTCTTCTCAAGCTTTTCTCCAACAAAGTCTTTGAGGTCAGTAACCATTTTCGTAAAATCTAGTTCATCAACCTCAACTTCTGCCACTTCTGTAGCTTCTACTACATCAGTATCTTCAACAACTTCATTGATTTCTTCAGCTTGGTCGTATTCTTCTAGTTCTTCTGGGCTTAAATCTGCCACGATACTACCTCCTTTGCTGATTGTATTTTTCTTTTTCTTTTTCTTGGCTTTTGTAGTGCCAATATTGTTTCCCGCCTGGTCTGGAAACAAGTTAATTGTATCCTCAGAGGTCACACTTAATGGGGAGGATGGGGAGTCTGTAGTTCCATTTGGACCATGATTTGGTCCTGGAGCATCATCTTTTTTAAAATAAGAATCTACTACTTTTTTGATAGAAGAATTTTTCTCCGTATCATATTTCTCAACCCAGCCAATTGTTTGCATGGAATCTCCGCAAACACTGCAATCTTTTGATTCTCCAGAATATGCTGTTGCAATTTGATCTGATTTGCACCAAAATACATTTTCTGTCTCAAGGTCTACTGCCATACCTTTAAAAATTAATTCATCACCGTTTTTTTGAATAGAAAAAATATTTGCTAATGGATTTGCGGGATTGTCAACAAGGCTAAGTTCTTGTAAATCGTACGCCTGAATAACTCTATGACTATCTTCATCATCTGAATCATTAGATGCCTCTACAATGTTACCGCCAATAGAAAATCCAGTAAGGGTGCCATCCAATACTTTTTCCCAAGTATCCTGTGCACCCTTTGAAATATAAGCTTCTACAAAAACGCCTTTATGATTTACTCCAGAATCTGCATCATAAAAATCTTCTTCGTTAAATGATAAAACTTTACCTACGGCAATTGGTTGATGCATTTCTCGTAAATTTCCACGAAATCTCTCAAAGGCAGCTTTGCTGGCTTCTGCTGTAATAACGTCTCCATGCTTGTCAACATTATCTAATGTTGCAAATCCTGAAACAGTTCTATTTTCTTTATCTACTTTAGCAATAGGAAAAGCAAGACTCATCTTTCTGCTTCCATTTGACCAAATTGATTTTTCAATATTCATGTTATTTAAATAATACCAATTTTATTTCATAATACAAAATTTATGGTATTATACCTTCCTTAAGATTGGGTTCTTCCCTCGCCCTGCGGGTTTCTTGCATCACCTTGTGTATCTGGTGCATTAATTTTTCTTTTTTGATCACGTTGGCGAGTTCCATTTTCTTGAGCTTTTTGCTCTGCTGCATCTTTAGGACCAATTACTAATGGAGTATCTCCACCAGCTCTTGGTGGAAGACCTTTACGGAGCCTAACATCATTTGGAACGATGACTTGATCTTTAAGGTAAACATCATCAATTCTTGCTTGAGTTTCTTCATCTGTTAAAGTAAGTTCATTAAATCTAAGAGTAAACATATCAGTAATCTCAGCAATAACTTTTTTAATTTTGTGTTCAATGTATTCTTGTGCTGGTCTACATACTTGCTCTTTAAATGTTTTGTCGGCATCTTTTGCGCCAGCCAAAGACATTCCTTGCGGAGAACCAATTTTTGAAATTGGTACACGATGTGCCAAAAGAATACGGTCACGGGATTCTACAGCATATTCTTTGAATGAAGAATCTTGAATTCCTGCTTCAATTGCTTTCATCTCAAACTCTACACGAGCCTGTTCTCCATCTGAAGGTAGTGGAATATAAAGTGTTCTGTGATTTCTTCCACGCAAACCTGTTTGGAAAAACTCTAAAAGTTTTCTTTCTGAGTCTGCACTTAGCTTTGCACCTTTAACAGTAATAATATATCTAGGAACAGCCTTATTCTCAAAGTAGTCTAAGTTGTAACGCTGTGCAAATTCATCACCTGCAATAGCATTCTTTGCAGAAATAACATCTGGAATTCCGTAATAGGTGTTAGTTGGTGAATATTTTTTAAAATGAATTACTTCATTTGGACGAGGATCTGTACCAATTTGATCTTCCGTTGTGGTATCTCCATAATTTCTAAAGAATGTATAGCGGTTGTAAACAACCTGCACAAAACCATCTCTATGTCGGCGGATACGCATAGTGATTGTAGGAATATGACCAAGAAAACCAATTTTTCCAGATGATGTTCTACCAATTTCAAGGTAGGCATTTCCTGTTGTTTCTAAATCTGTTACAATTTTTTTCATAGTTTCTAGAAAACCATCGTCAGAGTTCATAGATTCTAAATAATCTTTTAATTCCTGACGACCTTTAGAAATTTTTCTGCGAAGTTTATCTAATTTGACTGCATCATTCATTACATCTTCAACTTTATCTAAAACTTGTTGTGTTTCTTCAAAGTCATAACCTAGTCCAATAATATTTGCAGTTTTTGCTTCTACTGCTGCATGATGAAATGGTGATAAGTCAAAGAGTTGAGATAGGTACATAACATTATATGGGGGCTGAACAATCATAAACAGGGAATATCCAGTTAGGTCAAGCGGATCTAACTTCTTAGATTTTGCATCATCTATACCAGTAAATGATTTTTCTAATCTATTTGCTCTACGCTTAAAGTTTTCACTAAGACCATCAATCTTTTTTAAATCATCCCAGCTTTTTGAAAATGGGTCATCAAAATGTACTTCTGATTCTTGTCTGATTCTATCTCTATCGGATACAACTCTAATTGTTTGTAGGTTGTCGTCATCTAATAATTCTGACATTAAATAATACCCATCTTCTTTTTCTCTTTAAGATCTTCTTTAATGGCAGGTACATCTAATTCATCAGGAATTAGTCCCCACTCCATGCGTTCTCTTTGTTGCTGATATTCATCATCAGTTATTTGTCTATGTCCTGAAAACCAAATTGGCTTTCCTTCTTCTAAACCTAGTGATTTTGCTGCTTGTCTTAGTGCATTAATTTTTCTAACATCACCCTTCATAGCTGCTACATTTAAATAGTTGCCCTCTTCATCGGTCACAACTGCTCCACTTGGCATTTCCCATAGATATAATCCATAGCTTACTTCTTCAATTTGTGTCATTTTCATTTTACCCATAAATAGATTTTACCATTTTTATCTATGAAAACCAAATTATTGTACATGAATTAACCAATTTTATAAGCAAATACAGAATCATTTGCCAAGTTTGGAACAATCTTTGTAGTATTATCATCAATAATTGTTTGAGTAATTCTTCCAGCATAAGCATTGTATACGGATGATATTACACTTGAACTTGGCTGGTTTGTCCAAATGTTAATCATTCCATATGTTGCACAAGATGTATTTATTGATGCAGTATTAGGATGACCATTCATGTAAAAAGAACTTGCTGAAACTGAAGCACTTGGAACTACTGCTATATGGTAAGGAGTTCCAGAATCAATTTTTGCCGAACCAGACACTACAGACGCTCCATTAACATATGCTATTGAAGCATTGTGTACTAAATAGCCAGAATTGGATATATAGGCAAATGGTTCTACATTGATACTACTTCCACTGGAAATAATAATTGCAGAGCCAGATAAATTATCGTTTCTGAACCAAAAATCAATCCCGCCAAAAGTTCCAAATTGTGTGGATGCAGATAAATATGCTGGGGGTTGAGCAGATGCACCAGAAAATTTAATTCCAAAATTTGATGGATTTGAAATAATAGGGATACTTCCATTCTTAAAAGAAGGGCTTGTTGCTGATGATGTTATTATTGGTTTGAGATTATAATAATTTAAATCAGTTTTTGTTTGAACAGTGTCTACAATACTTATTGATAAATTATTAAAACTTTGAGTTTTATTTTCTACATAATAATCTGTATAAAGTTCAACTTTTACAATAGCATCTTTAGGAATATTTGATAAATTATAATTTTTAATTGGTGAGTTTTTGTTTATAACAAAAAAACTTGAACCATTGTCCGTTGAGGTTGAAACAATACAATTATCCATTGTTTTCCAATCAACTTGAGATATGAAAGAATTATTAATTCTTGTTACTGGCACTGATGTTTGCCAATAACCATACTGAGAAACAACATAAGGATCTTCTGTATTTGTCAACTTTGTCATCAGTGTGACTGGTTTTGACCAATTAAATGAATTAAAACTATAAGTTGTTATTTCAGATATTCCAACATTTTTAACACTTGAAGAAAATGTAGATGGTGATGCTGAAAAATTACCAATAACAATGTTTGTAGATTTTGTAAACTTAATATTTTTTAGTGTTATGTCACTTGATCTGTCATATACAGCTGAACCTGCATCAGACGTATATAAATAAATAGTTCCTGTATCAAATACTAGAGCTATGTTTGCTGAACCACTAGATGGGGCGGAAGCAGTTGAAAAAATTACTTTTGATAAATTTGTTATTGGATTAAAATAATTCAAACTATAGTTTAAAGAACTAGTGCTCAGATATATATAAGAATTGTCATTAAATGTTTCAAAACTAAAAATATTTTCTTGTTGGACACTTGATCTTTTAATTTGCAAATTTATCATAAATATTGGTAAATTAAATTGAGGATAAATGTTATTTAATTTTACTCCGCCTATTCCAGACCAAGAAATTCCATTAGAACTGCTGGTTGTGATGGTAGGACTTCCAGAGTAAGTTACCCAACTAGATCTATCATTTTTTTTGGGAGATAATCCAAAATTATCTATATTTAAATTGCGATAAATTCCTTTAGCATTAAAATCTTTACCAGAAATATTAGACACATAATTTAAAGAATTTTCTGAAGCTTTTATGTTTACAAAAGATATTTCAGAAGATTGTTTAGAATATGACGTTGGTTTTGCATCATTAAAAGCCCAAGATAAATGTTGATTAATTTCTCTAATATTAAGTTGACGATTATACATAGCAATATCACTTATCAGGAAATGATTTACTTTTAAGTTGTAACCCATACTGCTTCCTAAAGAATAGTATAGTGTACTTTTGTCATAATTAGTTATTGTTGATGCGTCATAGACGTATCCAAGAACTCCTTGCTCACCATTAACAACTATTGATAATTTTTTATTATAATATGTTGCAACTACATAATATGCGGTATTCATATCTCTTAATGGTATGTATGCCTCAGTATTTGCAGATCCCGCAACTTTTAAACGTATTGTATTTGAAATATAATCATAATAAACAGTAAATATTTTGGGAGTTGTAGAATTTACATGAAATAAATCTAATTTGTTATTTGTTGTATTTATTGGATTAGTGCCATACCCACTACCAGTTAATTGATTGTTTAAACTAAACCAAAAAGAAACAGTAAAAGTTTTATCCTCAAAGTTTTTTGATAATGCTTCTAAATTATTATTTGGAAAAGATATAGATGTTGTGAATAAATTTTTAAAAGCAGAACCGCTATTTGTAATTACTGGAGGGGTTGTAAAAGAATAGTTTGTTGCTGTTGCAGATGCTGATGAATTTAATTCATCATAAAGTGTTCCATTTAGAGTATAATAAGATATTGGATTTCCAGATAAAATATTTAATTTATAAGACATTACGGTACCGCCAATGTTGTAACTGTACCTGAAGGTCCCCTATACTTTAAAGATCCTGAATCAACATACATATAGCCACCACCCGATGGATTTGATGATGGTGCTAAAGCTGTATTTCCTAAATACATCCATACTCCATATGATGATGATGCACCAGTTGCAGATGATGATGGATAATCTGATTGAATAGCAAACTTAACAGTGCTTGCTGAATTTTGAAATTCTTGTAAATTGGCAGTTTGAGAAGCAGAACCCTGAACAAGAATTCCTTTAGTTGTTGCATTTAATGTAGATGCAGAAATCATAGCAGGGGATGCTGAGAATTGTGTACCATTAGGATAATTTATTAATAGTTGACCAATTGAATTTACTGCAAAAATTGCCGAAGTAGAACTATTTTGTATTTGTAGTAAGTCTGCTTGCTGAGTAGACACACCTCTTCCCACAAATACTGCTGCTGAAGCATTTGAATTTAATGCTCTTATTACTGTGTAACCATTTGTATTATTCGCACCAAGAACACTTGTGGAACTTAAGCCAGCAATTTGTGCCTGACCAAATCTATTTACACTAAATAGTGTGCTATTATTTGTTGAACCCCACACTTCAATCATATTTGTGGCAGCACCAGTATCTGCTGCTATTGATTTCAAAATAAGTCCAGCAACATTTGAGGAAGCTGCAATAGACATTTGTGGGGCATATCCAACAGAACCGCCCGAAGTCCATGCAGAACCAGTAGTATTACCAATGGTGAACATAGATGCGGTGGGAGTTGACAAAACATTCCATGTTCCATTATATGTTGTGGGAGTAACACCAGAGATGTATACAATCTGACCAGTGGTTAAAGTATGGTTTGCTAAAGTTACAGAAGCATTTGATCCAGCTAAAACTGTCATGCTAGTAATTGTTGAAGCTTGATTTAATAACAATGGTTGTGTAGAGCCTGTCCAAATTTGACCAGTTTGATTAATACCACCTACCTTTGTTGCAGCGGAGTTATTTAATCTAAGCAAATCTCCATAGTACCCCGTAGTTGTACCAATAGTAATTGCATCACTAGCACCAGATGAAGCTCTTGTTGAAAAAGTAGCATTTGCAGATAATCCATGCGTACTATTTACAGTAACATATGAAGTTCCTGCTGAATCTTGAATTTCAAGTAGATTAGAGGTTGAAGAACCATTTTTTCTAATAATAAGACCAATATTACTTACGGATGATGATGGAATAACAGATAATTGAGCACTTGCAGTTCCCGCAAAGTTTGCAAGTGGTGTGCTTACCCCTGTATATATCTGTCCAGATGCTGTAACACCTGCATTACTTGTTGTTCCAAATGTTGCAGATGAAAAATATGTCTGCGATGTACTACTAGAATTACCCGCTGTTGCTGCATATCCAACTGATGCACTTGTGTTGTTATGTGATCCAGTAGCAGTATAAGCACTTGCTGCATTATAAGCAGTTAAAGATGCAGAATTTGCTGCAGATAAAGCATAAGCACTTGCTGCATTGTATGCAGTTAAAGATGCAGAGTTTGCAGCAGTTACTGCAAAAGCAGATGCTTGATTATAAGCAGTTAAAGATGCAGAATTTGCTGCAGATAAAGCATAAGCACTTGCTGCATTGTATGCAGTTAGAGATGCGGAGTTTGCAGCAGTTACTGCAAAAGCAGATGCATTATTGTATGCATTTAATGAAGCAGAGTTTGACTGTGTAACTGAAAATGCACTTGCATTGTTATAAGAATTTAAACTTGCTGAATTACTATATGTGATACCTAGATTATAAGCATTGGATGATGCAGAATTTGCATATGTCGATGCGGAATTATAGGCATTTGATGATGCTGAATTAGAGTATGATACTCCTAAATTGTATGCATTTAGAGATGCGGAGTTAGCATATGTTATCCCCAAATTGTAAGAATTTAGT